GCATAAAGCCCCCTACGCCAACGAAGTTGGCATTATGCCTAAAGGCATTAACGCCGATCAAAGATCGGCATTGGGGCATAAAGCCCCCTACGCCAACTTCGTTGGCTCGATGGTTCCTTTAGCCGAAGGCAGCTGCGCTTAGGGAACATCGATGGGACTTTTGTCCCATCGAGAAGCGATGACAGAATCAATGAAATCTAATCAAATTTTTTTTTTTTTTTTAAATTATTTGATGATTAATTTAATGTATAGGTGGTAATCCATCTTGTCTTCTTTGATTACAAACACCGCATTTGCAATGACTAATATAAGACTTAATATTATTTAAAATTTCCTCAGTATTTTGGTTATTATCTAATAAAGTTGTGGCGGATGTTATGAAAATAATGGATGTGTATAATCCAATTAAATATTTTATCATTTTATTATGTAATTATATTTTATTTAATTATAAATTTTTAAATTAAATATTGATAAAAATTTTATAATAGATTTAATTTTTTGGATAAAAAGAATAAGACTTGAAAAATAATGAATAAATTAAATTTGGATAATAAAAATAAAATATTTAAATCAGTTATGTTAATATATTTTTCTAAATTTCCTTGGGAGATATATAGTAATATAATTGAGAATTTAGAGTTAGATTCTATATTTTGTTTTATGATTAGTAGTAAAATAATATTGAATTTAAGATTTGATTTTTATCATAATTTAATTTTTTATGTTTCAAATTTAATGAATAGGCAATATCGTATTAGAAGAAGAAAAAATATTATTAATATTACAAAAGAATTTTGGAATAATATTTTAAAAACTACTAATAAAATTAAGGAAAGGTCGGAGTCGGCTCCTCCGATTTATAGAAAGATTGATTTCAATGATATTGATAAATTCAAATTATTTATAAAATTTAGTGATAATTTTTTTTATAATCAATTAAAATCAAAATCCAAAAAAGAATTATTAAATAAAAAAATAATGGTTTATTTTAAAAATTCAAAAGAAGAGCAGAATAATATAGTTTATGAGAATAATGATTTATTATATTGGAATAATCATATAGGTTTTGGATTAAAAAGAAATGAATTAAAAAAGTTTAATAAAAAAAAATATTATGTGAGGGATTATTTAAAAAGAAGTGATACATATTTATTAGAGGAAATAAATAATGATAAAAAAGTAGAAATTATTGATTTAGATATTTTTGATATTGATAAATATAATCCTTCGAGTAGAATAATGGGTTGGAAAGAAGATGGGTTTTTGATTATGTTTACATTTAAAGAATTTTTGAAAATTTTAATAAAGATAGATGTATTATTATATACACATTTTTTTCCATTAAATTACAATTATGGTTTTACAAGTAGAAGTATATATAATAATTAAATTATTAATATAGATTTAGATATGAATTTCGTTGATTTATAAAATCTAAATATATATATAATTATGAATATATTAAAAAGTAAAAAAAAAAATTTAAAATCTAAAAAAAACAAAAAAAGAAAAAATAGTTTTAAAAAAAAAACGAAAAAATATAATCTTAGAGGGGGAGAGTATAATAAAGGAATTGTAGGAATGTTATTTAATCATAATGATGATAATAATAGTGATAATATTAATAATAGTACAATAGATAATAATACAAATCCTATTAAAAAACTGATTAAAGATTCAAATTTTATTTTAGAGGAATGGGTCAAAAACACGAATAGGGAAAAGGGATTAACAATATATTATGCAAATGAAATTCCTTTAGTGGAGGATGGTGAAAATACAACTATTAATTGGAAAAATGGATATCATGGTTCAGGATTAAAAAATAAGAGTAAATTAGAATTTTCTGATTATATTATGAAAAAATTAGAAAATGTTGGGGGTAACAATAGTGATAAAAACAGTTGTTTAAAGGCGATAGAGACAAGATCAATCGAGGATCAAAACAAATGTGGAGACTTATTATCAAAAATACAGAATGATGATATGAATGTAATAAATAATAGAATAAAATTAAATAATAATGTTAATAAATACTTGAATGAGATGGTGAATTCGAATAATCATTATTTGGATGTTCAGAAAGATATAATGAATAAAAAAATAGAAGAGTTGAAGAATAATTTTGATAAATTATGTGGAGATACAAGTAAATTGAATCAAAATGTACAAGATATTATAATAAAAAATCAGAATTACAATAATTTAATTCAAGATTATTTTTCAGAATCACCAAATTTTGGTAATATTATAAATGTGAATAAAGATACATTTATTTTTAACGAATTAAGTGATAATTATTTAGATTTTGTGATAAAACAAGGAATTGATGTGAATAATGATAAAGAATATAATTTTGAAAGTCCTCCTTTAAATATATAAATATAATAGATATAAAAACTACTTAAGTAATAGATAGTTTATAGATAAAAATGACAATTTTATCTGAAATTTTATCGGTAACATCATCATTAATGTTATATAAGATGATGTATTATATATTAGAAAAAATGAATCCACGGAATTCGTTAATTAATTCAAGAATAGTGAGTTTAATACATGCTGTATTTGTGACAATATTATCTTTAGATTATTTGATATTGGGGAATGAATATAATACTGTGATTTCTTCTGAATTATATTGCAATAGATTGCAAATTTTAAGTATTGGATATTTTATATTAGATATGATGAGGACGATAAAAGATAGAAAATATTACAAAAAATATCATGTAATTAGTTTCATATTACACCATATATTATGTATTTTGAGTTTTTTTGGATATCATCGTTTATATCCAATAATAACAGCAAAATTATATTTATCGGAATTATCGACGCCATTTGTACATATTGAATATTTTATTTCAACATTTAATCATAAAATATTAAAAAAATTGAGAGTAATGAATGGAACAATAACATTATTATTATTTTTTATTTTTAGAATAGTGAATTATACAAATTTATTTGTATGGAGCATGGATAAAGGATTATTTGAAATAGTGGGAATAACGTTAATGTTATCAATGAATTGTTTATGGTTTTTTGAAGCTGTATATAAATCATTGTTAATTTTAAATATTATTGGATAATAATAATTTTGTTTGGAATGATAGATGTAAAAATTTTATAATAAGAATAGATAATTTAGTTTTAATTTTTTTTTTTTTGAGAATTAAATTATGTATGAATGATTAGTTATTTTTTAATGATAAGATTTTTGAAAGTACCAAATATTTTATCAGTGAAAGTATAAACAGCACCATAATTATAATTGAATTCTAAATGATGAATATCATGATAGGTAGAATGCATATAAGGAATCCAATTAAAATATTTTTCCCAAATATAGGACCTATAACCTGAATGTCCTAAAATCGCATTCCACTGTGTCCATACAAATGCGAGAATCATGCTCCAAATATGAGAATGAATAAGAAGAGCGGGAATTACTTGTGGAAATATGAATATGATTGCATCGATTCTGCTCATATAGTGATGTACAAATGCAAAGCTATGTTTATATTCGTGATGTTTTTTATGAATCTTTTTATATAATTTTGGCAAATGAACCATTCTATGAAGCCAATAAAATAGAAAATCTGCAATGAAACTTATGATTAGGATTTCTTTTAATATAACATAATTTGTTATATTTCGTTCAAAGCGATAAGGATAAAATTTTATGGAATTTGAAATATAAATAAAAATGATGGATGGTAAAAAATATACAAATATAAAATTTTTTTCAGATTCATAAAATGCTTTTTTAAAATTTTGTATACTTGGAAAGTTTCTAATTTTATATTTTTCGTATTGTATTAAATATTTTTGAAAATATTTCAATTTTAAATAGTCAATGATACTGAATAAATAGATTGGGATTTCGCTAACCAATAACCAAAATAATATGGAAAGCATAATTTGATCTGGATTGCCATTTAGAAAATCATAAAATTTGTGATATATAATATTTAACATTGATATAGTTGATTAAAATTTAAACTATTAAATCTTTATGTAATTTTAAATATTAGAAATAATATAATCATTGTTTTAATTATTTTTAATAAAAATTGGTTATAAAATAAATGAAATTTAAGATTATAATAAATGGTAATGTTTCAATAAAAATACTTATAAATATAATATGTAAGAGAATGTTAATGATAATAGGAATATATTCTGTTATTGAAAAAAAGAATAAAAAAAAAGTATAGAATGAATAAAATATAATATTTGGATAATATTGAAAAATATAGATAATAATTATATTTAGTAAGATTGGAAGAAAATTTGGGAAAATATAAAAAATATAGGGTAAGATTAAGTAATTAATATGAATTGGAAGCATAGTAATTAGAAATTAAATATCTTTAAATATTTGTATAAATAAATTTATTGGAGTAAAAAAAAATAATAAAATAATATATATTATGAATAAAATAGATAAAAAGAAATTTCCTATTTTTATCATTTCATCTTGTGATAAACATATTAAAAAAACAAAAGATCATGCATTAAAAAAATTATTTAAAAATGAATGTAAGAATTTTGAAGTTTTTGGTGGAATAGTTCCTTTTATATATTCCGAAATGAAGGATTTTAAACAAGACAATGATGACAAAATACAAATTATAAATGATGAGAATGGAATTATCGTGAATAATGTTATATATAGTAAGGATGAATTAACTAATAAATTTCATAAAAAAAAGTTTCAGAGAAATAATTTACAGACGATTGGTGAGGAATATAAGGATTCAAAAAAAATATTTAAATTTTTTAAGGAATATGGATTAAAATATATGAATAATTATTGTAATAAATCTAAAATAAAAAATATAGTATTTTTGAATAATCAGGAATGTGAAGCATTTTCTCATCTTGAATATAAAAATGAATTGGAATTGCACAAAAAATTATTAACTTTAGCAGAAGAATTTTTTATACAATATTCGGATTTACCAAGGTGTGAAGATTTTAAAGTAATTATGGCAGTATTGGATAAAGAAGGCAATATTGCAAGTTATGATAAATATAAAGATAAATGGGATATATTAGTTAAGGGTAATAATAATAGGAGAGATGCATTGTTTCATAAATTGAAAATTTATAAGAAAAAAGAAATAAACATTGAAAAGAAAAAGATAAATATTGGCGACCCAAAGAAAAAAAAAAGAAATAATATTGATTATTCTTTAAGATGTTTAGATGGAGAGTTTGTGACTTTTAATAATAATAAGAAAAATTATTATAATAAAAAAAAATATGATACTAGGGCGAACGCCCTTTCTGAGCGTTCCGAGTTTAAAGAAAGAAATTTTGGAAATAATAAAATAAATTATCATTATGATTTTGATAATTGGTCAAAATCCATGAAAAAAGAAAATAAATTAGATAATAAGTTAATGAATAGTTATGAAGATTATAAAAATAAGGAAATAGATGCAAATGAAGATTATAAAAATAAGGAAATAGATGCAAATGAAGATTATAAAAATAAGGAAATAGATGCAAATGA